GGGGCAGATGAGCATGGAAAGTACATGAGTACAATTTTGGTGCATGCAAGCGGTCATAAATTTGAAAGCAAAATATACTTAATCCATAGCAAACAGGATATGCAATCTTTAGGGTCAGCGATCACTTATGCCAGACGTTATGGCTTACTAGCTATGTCAGGTGTCCAAGCGGTTGATGATGATGCTAATGAGGCTGTTGGAAAAGAAGAGCTATACAAAAAGGTTATGCTTCAAGCTAAAGGGATATTAACTTTCTTAGAGAAGAAAGACATATCTGAATACGATATGGCAAGTAAGAAAGCGAAAGCAGATGTTCTCCTTGATCACCTATTGGTATGCAATCCTGCATTAAATGCTGAATTAAGAGCAAAGTGGGATGAAGTCGAAAAGCGTTTAAAGATGGAGCGTGAATAATGGGTATCATGGATGTGAAAACAATAGGCAATTTAACAGATGATTGCCGTGTGCGCCAAACTAACGATGGTACGACAGTCGCTAATTTTACGGTTTGTTATAATAATCGCAAAACCCAAGAGAGACTTTTCTTGCAATGCTCTCTCTGGGGAAACCTAGCTTCTGCATTACAATCGTATCTTAAAAAAGGCACTCAGGTTTTCGTAGAGGGTGAATTAAGTGTCCGAGAATATGAACACAATGACGAAAAGCGTTGGAGCTTGGAATGCCGAACGCGAACAATTCAATTGTTGGGCAGCAAGGAAGCAATTCGAAATGATGTAGCGCAAACCCAAGCTAATCGGATGGATAATGCTGACAAAGAAAACAGCAAAACCGATCTCAACGATCTGGATGATGAAATACCCTTCTAGCTATGGCAAAAAATATTAAGCCTAGGATACAAGTGGAAAAAAGGGATGGGCAGTTTTTGCCCATTACCCGATACGATGCAGAAGAAATCGAAAAACACCCAGACGGTCAGCTTTACAATGTGGTTGTCGCGTCCGACAGAAGTGACCCCCATCACAAGTTTTATTGGTTGATGCTGAACAAAGTTGTGCAAAACAACAATGAGCTTTGGGCAACCTCTGCACACTTGCATGACGATCTTAAAATGATTTTAGGATATTATCGCACAGTCATTAATCAAGCGACAGGTGGCGTTTATTATGTACCAAACTCAACTGCTTATAAGTCAATGGATCAAAAAGAGTTCCGCGAGTATTTCGACAAAGTGGTAGAGCGTTTAACAAAGATACTAAAATATGATCCCACAATATTTGAATGAAGAACATATTAAAGCGGAAAAGGAAGTAACTAAAGTCCTTGAGCAAGCTTGGGATTGCAAGGTCGAACATCAGTATAAATTTTCTAGCTATGATTGTGTGGCGCATAGAGATAATAAACCTTTAGCTTTTGTAGAGCTTAGAGTTTTAAATTATGCTTGGCCTGACCTTGACTCAATTATGATTAGTTTAACAAAATTGATTGCAGGTAAGCAACAAACTGAACTCACTAAAATAAAAAGCTTGTTTGTTGTAAAATGGAAACAGTCAGACATGATCGGTTGGGTTGATGTAAATAAGCTCTCTGGCAAACCAGACTTTCGTGTTACTATGAAAGGGACTAACAGACTAAATGATAGTAACGAAATAGAGGTTTGCAGGTATATTCCTGTCTTAGATTTTAATGTCATACGAACTTGGAAATAAAGAGTTGCGTGAAATGACCGAAATGCTCAGACGCGAAGTTGACGTAAAAAACAATCATGACCAACTTAGCGAAAAAACCCCCATTAGGTCTCAAAACGAAAACTCAAAAGAAAAATAAAAAACACCTAGATTATATTAGGAGTTTGCCATGTTGCGTCTGTAAAGCTTTCGGAGAGGTGCAGTTAAGCCCAACGACAGCCCATCATACAATTCATGACCGTTTTGGCACTCACAAACGCTCTGACAGTCTTGCTATACCGCTTTGCGAAGGACATCATCAGGGATTATGGGATCAAAGTAAATTAGCTATACATAAACACCCGAATAAGTGGAAGGAAAAATACGGTTCTGATTATAGCTTCATCGCGTCCATGAAAAGCTTACTATGATACTCGGTTTCATATCCCAAGTTTCGTAAATTTTTTTTGCCCAAATACTGTAAACCTGTGCATCATCATTATAAACGATCTTATTACAACCGTCTAAAACTGCCTTTACTAAATTGTCTATGTCTGGTCGACTAGGACGGATTGCACCTGCTTGAGCTTGGTGTTTTTTCTTTTGTGACCAACTTTTGGGTATTGGCATGTACGCAATCATTTCTAAATGCACTGGTGATTTAGTCATTGCAGTCTTTTCTTTTGCCATTGCTACCCACGCACTCTGACCGACTACACGCTCATAATCTTTTGTTTTCTGAGGAGTATAGGTATGCCCTGATTTAGTGAATTTGGGGCGCGATTTAGGCACTGGATTGCCATTAATCACAAATCTTACTTCTGTCTTTTCCATTTTCTTTGTAAATAAACTATTTACTTTCTTTATTAATTTTGATAGACTCACCGTATAAGCAATTCATTAGGAGGTAACATGAAGCTTAAATTAAATCAAATAGTTGACGAAAAAGGTAACACTAATCGTTATTGTGGACCAAGTGCTATCAGTGCTGTCACTGGTATGCCTACTGGTTCAGCCGCAAAGTTAATTAGGATCGTTGGTGGTCGTAAGACTATCAAAGGTGCTTATGTGGGTGAAGTTAAAAGTGCTTTGCATTATTGCAACATTGTAGCTGAAGTCTCAAAGCCAACTACATTAGGTGTAAAGATGCCTGATGGTTCAGATCGCAAAAGTTGGTCACAAGAACCTAGAGTGACTTTGGCACAGTGGTTGAAGCACAGCAAAACTATCCGCACATCTGGGCGCATCTTTTTGATTGTTGCAGGTAATCACTATCAACTTGTTTCTGGTCGAAAGTTTACTTGTGGTCGTGTCAGAGACATAATCAGCATTCGCGCCAAAGGTGTAAAGCGTAGATCAAGAGTTGAGCGTGTCTTTGAACTTACTGCAAGAGAAGGTGGTGTGAAAATACCTGACATACTTTTTCAAAAGAAGCAGTTGACCGAAGAGCAAAAGCAAAATGCCAAATGGCGGTACCAAGCAAGGAAGCTTGCCAAGGAACACGGCATTACCATTGAGCTTGAGCAAATTGATTCATATGACAACATGCGCCAGTATTATGTTTCGATGCCCACAGAGTTTGAAGAGCTAGCGCACCACCTTGACGATGGTCTTTACTGTGATCATTTGTGTTGGGGTTTTTCGGAAGTCCTTAGTAAGGTTGAAGAACAGATCGCCTTCATGACAGAAAACAAGGAGCACCCATGGCTGAAGAAGTACCGCCAAAACAAATCATCTACGTGACTCTTGGCGAAGACGTTGACCCTGCACTTGCAGGGTTGATGCTTCCTCATCTCGCAAACGCTTACCCAAGGTTTTTAATCCAATTTAATTTGGAAGTTAAATTTTCCGCAAGAAACGGACATGGAAAAAATATCTTAGCCGTGATTGTGGAAGATGAAACCAAAGGCTTAGTTGATGATGACTGTGAGCTTTACATTATAGATGTGAATGCCGCCCTATTAAGCGAACCTGAATTTGGTGAGCAAGGTACAGTGCATTAATTATTTTGCTATTATCGCAAAAAAGTGTTTGTCTTTTTTAATTAATAAAACCATAATCATAATTACAAAAAAGCAATGGAGGTAAATATGCTAGATTTTTGTAACTTCGCAAACAAAGCCAATGATTGGAATTTTCCAGTTGAGGAAAAGCCATTGACCGTAGAGGGTGTTGGTAAAGTTGAGGGCAAAAAAGCCCTAGTCAGAACTGACAACAATACGATTGTTGGTGTTCATTCCGATAACTACAAAGTGTTGAACCATGATGATGTGGTTAACGCTCAATACGATGCCGTAAAGCAAGCAAACCTATCAAGTGACTTTGAGTTTAAAGTTACCTGTCTTGAAGGTGGTAAGAAATTATCCATCAAGGTCATGTTTCCTGATTTGACTATAGAGCCTATGGTTGGTGACATAGTAAATTATGAATGGAATGCTTTTAACAGCTATGACGGTATGTGGGCTTATCAGGTTGAGGCACAAGGTAATAGGTTAGCTTGTAAGAACGGAATGGTGTCCCCAACAATGCTAAACAGAATTTGGGCAAAGCACACTTCCTCAATCAATGTTGTTGGCACTGCCGAGCATATGCTGAAGTCCGTAGAAGTATTCAAGAACCATCGTGAAGAATGGAAGCATTACAATACAGTACGATGCGACTCAGGTAGAGTTGAGGACTTCTTCAAAGGCAATGTTGTAAATTACGGCAAAGGCTTGAAGACCGTTGAAGATAATTACAACAAGAAACAATTATCTGCTTTGGTCAATCATTATGGTGATTACTCTCGGTCTTTAGGAAATACAAAGTGGGCTGTTTATAATGCTCTTACACATTGGTCTACTCATTGTGAGGATACCGCAGTACCAGAAATCACTGCACGTTACAGACAAGACCGCGTAGTGAAGGCAATGAAAAGCAAAGCTTGGGATGATATCCATAAGCATAGGTTCGCAGCTTAACCAGAGGGGAGGAAGGGTTGCTGCTTAAATAGTGGCAACCCAAAATTACGATGAAAAAGAAATTATCAAGAGACGAAGTGAGAGACATCCGCGTAGCCTTAATGAAGGACAACGCAAGGATAGAGCGTGACAGAGTATTCGGTGATCAGAAAACCGCTATGAATGCTAAACGTGCAGAACACCTTCGACCTAGCAACCTAGCAGCCCGATACAAAGTGACCGTTGGTCAAATATATTACGCAGCTAAAAATATTATTTAATTTTTTTCACTTTTTTGTAAATAAACTATTTACATTATATTTTTTCTGTGGCATACTCAGATCATAAGCAATATCAGAGGTGATTAAAATGGAATATACTTACTGCGACAGAACTTTCTCAGACCTTCATAAAGACGCAACTGGCTTTCGTCCGTCAGTTGGCGCAATGCAAGAATGGGAAGATCGCACCCCACGGCAGAAACAAGAGCTTTGGAATGCTCTTTGTGATGAGCTTGCCCAAAATGAGGCAGCAGCTCGCATAGCTGAAAAAGAAGCTGTAGAAGAATTTGAGCAGCTTGTATCCAAAACAATATCATACGGTGCAGCAGACCGCAAAGCAGCACTTCGTTGGATAACTCAGACCGAAGAGTTCTGGCATCCACAGTCAGTTGAGCATTTCGTCTGGGAGCAAGGTATACTTTTTACCGAATACGGTAGAAAGCTTGTTGACGAATTAATACCACTTGTAACTTTCAAAACCGCATAGGAGGTAAATATGCGTCTATATGTAAACAGCAAAGGGGAGTGGTTCGGTACTAAACTGGACGCTCGCCGACTTTCACCGAGGGATTGGCGCGAGGTAGACGTGCCAACCTCAAAGCCCAAGTTAAGGCAGTGGCTAGAAATCCACGAAGTAGGTGCAAAGAAAAAAGCTTTAGAGCAGCCTTCCCCTACCGTAGCTTCTGGTTCGCTTGAGGAATACCCCGAAGCACTGAGTTGGGTGAAGTGGGCTTATGAAACCTTAAAGCGTGGCGACAAACGTGAGGCAGAGGCAATGCTGCGTAACGGTTTGGGCTATATAGAAAAAGGTGCGTCCTGATGGGGCGCACTAAGGCACAGTTGCAAAGTGATGCAGAACATGCTTGGGGTATGTTTGAGCAACTGTTACCCGAATGCACTACTTTAGGAGACGCGCAAGAACAGGCTCATTGGCTAATCACAGACAATGGCTTGGACGGTTACATCAGCCGTAAGGAGATAGACGAAACTGCGGCTGAACTTTACCATGAAAGGCTAAAGAAAATCTTGGGTGCTTCCAATGATTAATTATGTAGAAGCATGGGGTGATGAACTTTATTTTCACGCAGATGATAAAACCAAAATTAAATGGTGGTACGTTAAAAGTATTGAGGAAGGTGTAGAAATTTTAAACCGCGAAACCTTCTCAAGTCATATGTGTTGGCATGAAAATATTTCAGAAGGCTCAGAGCATGAGCGAATGTTATTGCAAATAATCGGTAAAACTAAAACAGAAGCGGTTGTAGAATAGGAGGAATGATGGGGGAAGGTGTTTGGGCAGAAATGCTAAAGCGGCAAAAACAAGAAAGGGTCGCTTTAGTAAAAAGCTTTGCAGACGACGGTCACAGTAAATCTGAGGCAGCTACATTTTTAGGTATCACACGGCAGCAGCTTCAATTGTTCTGCAAGGTTAATAACATTGAGTTTGCGAAGGAAAAGAAAACATGAATGATTTGAAGCCATTCCCTGCTTTGAAGTATAAGCATTATAAAGAAGTAAAAGAACTTTTGATTATGTATCAAGATCATACAATCGGTGAAGCTGCAAAAAAGCTTGGGCTTGATCCTAACAATCTTCGCACGTTAGCTTTTCGCGTTGGTGTAAAGTTTTTAAGAGCGAATGGATCAGGCAAAACGACTGTCGACCAAAAAGTTAAAAAACCTCATGTCACTTTGGCTGTTGAGCCTTGGATGCTTGAAAGAGATCGTGGGGAAGTATAGGAGACCTTCCCCTTAAATTGAATTAAAGTAAACAGAGAGGAAATACAAATGTTTATTCAAAAAACAATTACTACTTATAGACTTACCAAAACTGATCGCACCGCTGTGCGGAAATTATGGAGGCAATGGGTTGATGTAGATGTCAGCAACGACCCAAACAATCCTGTGGTAAAAAATATTTACAATCCTGTCATAAGAGAAGGTATATCTCAAGAAACAATTACAAATTTTGTAAGCTTCTTTGAGGAAGCAATTGATAAAAAAATTGCATCGTTTGAATCTACGATTGCAACATTGAAGAAAGAAAAACCTGTTGATCGTGCAGAACAGTTTATTGAAATGTTTAACAGAAGAATATTTGAGGCAGAAGATGCTAAAAGCTGCATGAGTAATTTATTGGAAGTACAACAATGATAAAATATTACACATTCATGATTTTAAGTTTTTACATTAATGGAGAAAAGTTAGAGTACCCTTTGATGTTTCCAAGCTATGATGCTTGTAGCTATGCAAAAGCTATAATCAGAGATACCTTTGAGCCGTTTGCAACTCATGAGAATGTTCATGTTTACTGCAAAGGAACAGATGTTGCTTCTAATGAACTGGTGAAGCCACAGGTTCGTCCTGATACGCTTTATCAGTAAATTGTTCTGGCTTAAGACCTGCCATTGATACTAGCCTAGTTAATTCACGTCTGCCCAAGTCCGTGAGTTCTAGGTTATTATCACAATCTATTATAAAACCATTTTCAGTTAAATCATTAAGAATTGTATCGTATGGTCTGCGACCACAAACAAAAGCAATCAGACCGCCTAACCTTACTAACTGTCTCTGAGAAAGCTTCCCAGTGTATGCGATTGATGTTTTCAACTCTGTAACCAACCGTAGATTTTTATAGTTTCCTCTTTGCGGTGCTGTAGACCATTATACCCACCGTTTATTTTTTTAGTAATCACTTTTATAGTTTCCGCATTCACACCCTCATCACAGATGTCCCAGAGTTTATTGCGATTAAAAAACCATACGGCTGATTCCATTGGGTAATCTTTTGCGACTAAATCAGGATCGTCTAAAACTTCTGGAAGGTTCATGTCAGCCGCAAACTGCATATAATTATTTCTTCCTGTGCACTGTAAGAAGCCCCTGCCGCGCCACAAATAACCTTGACCACGATTACCCATTCTTTCACCGTACACGACGTCAGCAAGTGCCTGAGGGTTTCTAGCGCACGATTCAGCAGCCCTTTCGTCTGCAAAATATTTACCAAACACAGCTAAAATAGA